CTAATTCTGTATTAACTGCTGTATATTATGTTAAAGTTCCTTATAAATCTGGTGATATAAGATTTTTTAGTCCTATTGAAAATAATCATGATTATTTCAAAGATTTTATGATAGAAAATTATAATGAATATAACTCGACAACTTATACATTAAAACCATCACAAGGAAAATTAGTATTTTTTCCTTCTTGGTTGAAACACGAAGTTGAAAGCAATGAAACAAATATGGATAGAATAAGTATAGCATTTAATTCAAATTATAAGGATTTATTATGAAAGAACCAGAAGATCATATACCAGCATATTGTAAATATGACTATGTTGAAAATTTTGTTGTTACCAAAGAGTTTCTAACAAAACAAGAGTGTGATGTATTTGTAAGAGATGCAAAAGAACTTAATCTTTATGATGCGGAAGTGGAAGTAAAGAAAGGTCCTGTCAAAACATCAGATTTGGTATCGGAAGTCAGAGATAGTAAAATACATTTCATTAACTATGACAATACAAAGTTTGATTGGTTCTTTCAAAAGATCCTACAAACATTGGTGAATATTAATACAGACTATTTTGATTTTGATATTCTTGGATTTCAGGAAGACTTACAGTTTACAGAATACAATGCTCCTTGTGGCCATTATGCAGATCACACCGACAAACTCCTACAAGGCAATGTTCGAAAACTAACAATGGTTGTCCAATTAACCGATCCTGAAGAATATGAAGGTGGTGAATTGGAACTATGTTTAGGCGGTGAACCATTTGTGGTACCAAAAGAACAGGGAACATTGGTAACATTTCCATCATACAATCTACATAGAGTAAGACCGACAACAAAAGGCACTCGCCATAGTTTGGTTGGTTGGGTAACAGGGAGACCATTTAGATGAACGTTATAATGTATTCAAAAGATGACTGTGCCTTTTGTGATAAGGCCAAAAACTTGTTAAAGATGAAGGCAATTGAGTTTATTGAGTATAAACTTGGTAAGGACTTTGACCGTGATACCCTTTTGGAACAGTTCCCAGAGGCACGAACATTTCCTGTAATAACACTTAATAAAGAATATATCGGTGGTTTTAATGAACTTGAAAAGTTGCTGAATACTAAATAAGTGTGTAGGCCACGGATTGGCGTCCTGCCTACTCTAATGCTTTAGGGAGCACCAGCATGTCTATTTATCCTACCGGTTTCTACATTTACGCCTATCTACGCAAATCCAACTTAACACCTTACTATATTGGAAAAGGTAAAGGTGAAAGAGCGTGGAATAGCAAAAGTCATACAAAAAACAATAATGCAAGGACTCCTAAAGACAAAAGATATATTGTTATTATGGAATCCAATCTAACGGAACTTGGCGCTTTTGCTTTAGAAAGATTTTATATTCGTTGGTATGGCCGTAAAGATATCGGAACAGGTATATTGAGAAACCTGACTTATGGTGGTGATGGAGCAGAAGGTTATATTTTCACCAAGGAACAACTTGAGAAAAGAGGAAAAAATATCTCTTCGTCAAAAAAAGGAAAACCCCTTACGAGAAAAGCATTGGAATCAAAGAAAAAATACTTTTATGAAGTTGTCTGTTCCGATGGTAATATAGTTAATACAGATAACTTACAACAGTTTTGTAGAGATAATAAACTGGATATGTCAGCCTTATCCAGAACCGTGAATAAAGAAAGAAAACAACACAAAGGATTCTATGTGAAGAAAAGACTTGACAAAAAGTATATTGGCGGTTATAATGAGTTGTATGATTTGCTACTAACTCACTAAGGAACAGAAATGAATATACTTCCTTTTCCTACTGTAACACCAGACATGCGTGTAGGATCTATAGCAGTTACCAAAAATAGAGATACCCGTAGGACTCGCCGAGAATTCCTAGACAAGGCTAAGGCAACCTTACCTAGAAATGATTATGAGGAACTATTGATGGCTATTTTGGACCCGGAATACTATATGGAAGGTGATCACCTTATCCGTAGGGCCGTTGATGATTATTATGACCATGTTGAAAGTAGGAGTTGAGTTATGATTGATAAATATGCTCTAAAGGAACAACTACAGAATGGTGTTGTCACCGTTGTTTTTGAGAAGACTGACGGAACGGAACGCACAATGCGTTGCACCCTTTCCGATCTATATGTTCCTCAAGTAGAACCACAGATGTTGTCAGAGTATGACGGACAGGTTCCTAAGAACACAAGGCAGATTAATGATAGTGTCCAACCTGTATGGGACATTGACGCAGGAGGTTGGCGTTCATTCCGTTTGGATTCAGTCAAACAAGTGTTAAGTGAATAAACCTCTGTTTATGGCTGTTGTCCTATCAACGGCGTTTTGGTTAGTGCTAAAGACCGTAGCATTTCTTTTATATGGTATAATCGTTCAATGAAGGATAAACAAATGTCAGCAGATAATGGAATATATGTGTTACTAACTGAGTCCGAAAAAGGTCCAGAATACCGTGTTACGAGGGCCAATGCAATTGATAACATCTATGGTGAATGGAATTCGGAAACAGGAAAATATGAAGGAAATGTTGAAGCAATCCTTGATACCTTTGCACAAGTGCCTGTTTTCTATACAATAAACGAGGCTCTTGACTTTGCTGAGGAATTAGAGCATAATACCGATCCTACTGAAGACGGAGTATGTGTTATTTCGGACTTTAAGTCATTCGGTAATATATTCGTTTGAGGAAAACATGGCGCAGATAAAAATACACGGTACTCCTAAAAAGGTAAATAAAAAAGAAATCAAAGAGGCCGCTTCCTTTTTCTGCGACTATCTCATGAAACGCCTAAGTAAAAATGTCCTTGTGGTTATAAAACTAAAAAAGGACCTCTATAAACAAAGTAAGTGTTTTGGTTTTGCAATGTATACCGATGATGATGCAAGAAACCATAATCATAGGGAGTTTGAGATAGAGATTGATAGTGGCCTTGGCCGTGTGTTCTTACTACGAACCATAGCACATGAGTTGACACATGTGAAGCAATATGCCAGAAAAGAACTGGTTGATGCCGATTGCAACTATCAAAAATGGAATAAAGTGTTATATAATGAGAAGGTAATCGGTTATAAAAATCTTCCTTGGGAAGCAGAGGCACGATTGCTCGAAAAGCAACTATATGAAATGTGGAAAGAAAAAAGTGGAAGATAAGGAGAAGAAAGTGAAAACTCGTCCTAAGTTTGCGGATGAAAAGTATCTTGGTTCCGAACCTACCGTCACGGAGGATTCCACACAGGCTGAGTTGGCTGTTGCTTATAACTGGTTCAACTATTTCTATACAAGTGATGATGCTAAGGCATTCACCATATCCTACCTAAAGAGTATTAACTATGACAAAGACATTATACGAAAACTTAACCAGGTCAAATGCGTTGAACTGCACTCCATCGGATGGAACTGTCGGCTCCTCCACACCGGGTCATCCCTACCTGACGGAATCTGGCAATCTATTGAGCTGCGACTCATGGAACTTGCCAGCGAGGTCGTGGAAGTATCGGAGACTGAAGAGGATCAACCGCAAAAGAATGTGGTCACCATACAAGACCGCATTGCTAGTCGTGCGTCGGACCTTATCGCGGAACTTGAAGAAGAACTAGATGTGTTCTACAAAGAAGGAGTAATCCAGTTTGACGTTAAGAAGTGGGCCCTTGAGAAGGCAATCAAACCGCCAGTGGCGAAGAGGATTACAGACCACTTCCGTCCACAATACGAAGAAATCACCGAAGCACTCAAAGGCGAAGATCCAGATTTGGTGGAAGCATATAAAGGCTGGCGTAAGCCGGTTCTTAAAATCATGGCTCTTTTCATTAAGAAGATCATAGATCACCTTGATGAAGCAGCGGCAGCACAAGTCTCTATTCGTAAACCACGTAAGAAGAAAGAGAAACCAGCACATGTCTTGGTTTCGAAACTAAAGTATAAAGTTGAAGACAAAGACCTAAATATCAAGAGTGTCCAATCTAAGGATATTATTCATGCGCAACAACTTTGGATCTACAATACTAAGTATCGTAATCTTTCTGTGTATAATGCCTTGGGTCCTAGCGGCCTTTCGGTCAGAGGGACAACGATTATCGGATATGATCAGGACTCTTCAGTCACTAAGAAACTCCGCAAACCAGAACAAGTAATTCCTCAAGTGTTGAACGAGGGTAAAGTTGGTTTGCGTAAAATTATGAGTGCCATTAAAACAACCGAAACAAAGGCAAATGGCCGATGCAATGAAGAAACAATACTACTAAGGGTGATTAGATGACAATACCTACAGGAGGCCTAAAATACTATAGTAACATACCGGTAGAAAAGATTGATATGATAGATAAGTTGGCCTATCTTTACTGGTATGAGAATGTATGTAAGGATGGATGGAGTAAAGATGAGCATAGAGGTTTATACGAGAGAACCAAGAGTGAGGTAATGGAATATGGTCTCAACTATTCTAAAGACAACGGAAATTGACCTAATTTGGTCTATGATATATCTTGGTATGTTCGTGGGTGTTATTTCTATGCTTTTGGTACTGTATGGAACCTATCTAGATATAAAGAATAAGGACAAGTAAATGACCGATAAAGTTATCGAGTTCCCAAAACACAAAGTTGTTCGTGATGTACCAGGAGAAGTTTTAGAAGAAAGAGCAAGACGAGCCGATATGAAAATGGCAGATGCCATCGTAAGTGATATCACGGCAATGATTTTAACCGAACTTGATAACTTTTATGTTAGTGTTGAAGATGAGTCCTTCACAAAGGATCTTGTTCTTGTTGTAGATGCCTTAAAGGCTACAGTATATCGCCAGTTTGGTTTTGAGCATCACCTCCATCCTTTCATTGAGGAAAATGTAACCATCATCTCAAAAGCAGATGCCAAAGCAATGGAAAACATGGATGAGGAACAAATCCAGAAGATGATTGAGGATATGTTGGCATCAAAAGAAAAACTTGACAAAGAAGAGGAAGAGTGATATGGTAGACACAATCGATCCAAATACCCTTAAAGGTAAGGATCGTCCACTATACGTAAAGAAGGTATTAATGGGCCTTGGTTGGACAGATTTCCAAGCTGCCGCAATGGTCGGTCAGTTTATGCAGGAATCCTATACAGACCTCCGAACGGACGTATGGGGTGATAAACACACCGCATATGGTATCGGTCAGTGGCGTGATAACTATGATAAGAAGACTGGTATCCATTCACCTGGCCGTCTATCCGACCTTGCTCGGTTTGCCTTAGAGTTAGGTAAACCTGTAAATGACCTTGATACACAGGCACGGTTTGTAAATTGGGAATTAAACAATACCCAGAAGAATGTTGGTTATCTTTTGAAGAAAACCAAGAATATCGATGACGCTTTATTGATTGCTATTGGTTATGAGCATCCACGAGGTTATACTAAAGAACACCCAGAGAACGGCGATGGTTTCGCCAACAGATGCAAGTATGCCAAATCCCTAATGTAAGGAAAGAAAATGTCTTATATCATGGTGGATCTTAATCAGGTCCTCATTTCTAATCTGATGCAGCACCTGAAACAGATCACAAAATCACATGAGATGAATGAGGACCTTATTCGTCATATGTCTATCAATACCATCCGTTCTAATGTGAAGCAATTCAAGTCAAAGTATCCTAATGTAATCCTTTGCTGCGACTCCAAGAAGTATTGGCGCCGTGATTACTTTCCATTCTATAAGTCTCAACGTAAGCATGACCGAGAGGCCAGTGGCCTTGATTGGCATCTTATCTTTGATACACTCAACAAGATCCGTGATGAGTTCAAGGAGAGTTTCCCTTATAAGGTGTTGGATGTTGAAGGTGCCGAGGCGGATGATATCATTGCCGTCCTTACTGCTCGTTTGTCGTCGAGCGGCAACATTCTCATTTTGTCGTCGGACAAAGACTTTGGGCAACTCCAAAAGTATCCTAATGTAACGCAGTATTCACCTATTCTAAAGCGGTTCATTAAGATTGATAACCCGAAGACTTTCATCCGTGAACACATTCTTAAAGGTGACCGTGGTGATGGCATTCCAAACTTTCTTTCACCAGACAACACCTTTGCAGCAGGCGAACGTCAAAAGGTTATAAATAGTAAACGTCTTCAGGAATGGATTAGTCAGGATGCCGAAACTTTCTGCACTACGGATATTATGCTACGTGGTTATAAACGCAACCAAACTTTGGTTGATTTTGACTATATACCAGGAGATATTCAGGCAAGCATCGTTTCCGCGTTTGAGAATACCAAAGTGTCAACAAAAGAGAAAATGCTGAACTATTTTATCGATAAGGGCCTCAAAGTAATGATTGAGTCCATCAACGATTTTTGAGGAACATAATGAGTAAGAAAAATGTATATGAAGTATTTAATGACTTCAAAGTGGCCAAGAATAAAAAAGATCGTATCAAAGTCCTACAAGATAATGATACTTTCGCTTTGAGGAATGTATTGATTGGAACCTTTCATAAAGGTGTCGAATTTGTCATTGCCGAAGCACCATCTTTTAAAAGAAATGATGACTTACCTCCTGGTTTGGGTTATAATAATATGACCCAGGTATTGGATAAGTTATATCTCTTTATGAAGAACAACCCACGCACTCCTGCCGGTCTTACAGACAAGAGAAAATCAGAACTTTTATTACAAATATTGGAAAGTTTAGAGCCTAAAGAGGCTGATGTATATATGGGTATCATTCTAAAAGACCAGAAGATCCCATATCTAACTGAGACGCTTGTTCTTGAAGCGTTCCCAGGATTATTTCCACAAGGGTAGAATAACATGAAGCAACTAAAAAACACTTTCAAAGATCCTTATGTTGAACTACAGGAAGAGGACCGCCGTTATGGCGGCCGCAAATTGGAACGTCCAGAGTCCGAAATGCGGCGTGATCGTCGTCCACTAAAGAACCTCAAGAAGGCGTGGATGGAACACACCGAGGACTTTGACGAAGTGGACGATTTTTACGAACACTGATTGTAAACAATTGTAAACAAAAATAATGCTTGACATTCCTTTTCCCAGGTGTATAATAGTAAATACTGAAACCTTGGGAAAAGGAATAGATTATGGAATTATCATCATTACTGATGGAATCAGACCTTACAGGTTATATTTCCGAAAACCTTTCTGACCTGTGGGAAGGTACACCTCTCCAAGGATATAAATTGCTTGATAATAAGCAAAAAGGTGGTTATGGTGAAGTATTGGCCGAGAAACTTTGTGAACAATTAGGTCTCAAAGTAACACAAAGAACAAATTCCGATCATGATATGGTCGTGAACGGTTATAAAACCGAAGTAAAATTTTCCATTGCACAAACCAATAAAGATAAAACGGCCATAAATAAAGATGTATTTATGATGAACCATGTCGGTGTTGGTAAAGATTATGATCGTTTACTTTTCATAGGTATCAATCCTAATTTTGAGGAATCCAGGATTGTATGGTTTGATAAAAAAGATATTAAGAAAATTATCAATAACAAAGATTATTTTGGTTATCAGCAAGGTGGTAACAATGCTGAGAATGACGACTATATGTCCGGATCGGCCAGACTTATCAGATTGATTAATTCTCCATATGCTAGGACTCTTGAACAATGGTAAAATTATATCATGGTGATTGTCTTGAGGTTTTAAAAGAACTTGAGAACAACTCGGTTGATATGGTCTTGACCGATCTTCCTTATGGTACCACGGCCTGTAAATGGGATGCTATTATTCCATTTGAACCTCTATGGGAACAATTAAACCGAATTGCTAAAAAAAAGGCTGCAATGGTATTTACAGCACAAATGCCATTCACTGCGGCCTTGGCTATGTCCAATATCAAAAATCTAAAGTATGAATGGATATGGGAAAAACCTCAAGGCACTAATCCCCTTAATGCTAAAATAATGCCATTAAAGTCACACGAAAACATTCTAGTTTTCTGCCGTGAAACACCTACCTATAATCCTCAAATGGAACAAGGCACACCTTATAGCGGTTTCTCTTCCGATGAGTCCAAGATTGGTGAAGTTTATGGTGGTGCCAAATCTAAGCACCGAGATAATCCTACTGGTGAAAGATATCCTAAAACCATACTAAGACATAAGCAAGAAAAAGGATTACATCCTACACAAAAACCAGTCACTCTCATGTCTTATCTAATCAATACACATTCCAATCCGGGAGATGTTGTTCTTGATTGCACAATGGGATCAGGAACCACTGGCGTTGCTTGTATTGACACGGATAGGAATTTCATAGGTATAGAAATGGATGAAAAATATTTTAATATCGCAAAAGATCGTATTGAAGGCCGCCGAGGTCTGTTGACATTCATCTAGCTGCGACATCCTGTCGCAGGCGTTTACATACCTTTTTTATTGACAATGCCGTTCCTTTATGTTATTCTTAGACATAATCAGAAAGGATTGTAAACATGCTTCTATATATTCGACGCAAAATTACCGTAGCATTTGCTAGAGCTACATTAGAGATGCCCTGGCCTTTTTGTAAATATGCATTATTATTACAATGTAAACTTGGGTTTACATACGATAATCTCCCCGAAGAATAACAATGACTTACGGGTGCGACGTTCTGTCGCACCCATTTTATGCCAGTTTACATTGACTTTACCGTTCCTTGATGCTATTATATGTCCATGATGAAAACACAAAAGCGGAAATCACGGTCTGATCGTAAACACCTTGTTTACAGTCTGTCTGTAAACGGACAGGAATACATTGGTGTGACCTTTGTTGAACGGTCGGCTGTTAAGAAATCCCTAACCAGAAGGTGGCAGAAACATGTCCGACGGGCCCTTACAGAAAACAAAAACTGGAAGCTCTGTGTTGCTATACGCAAATATGGCGCTGATGCCTTTGACGTTACTGTATTGGACGTGGTCCGCGGTAAGTCCGCTGCTCATACCTTAGAACGTGATCTAATCAAATCCCGCAAACCTAAACTTAACACGGATGTAAGATAATGGCTAATGCTCGTTTTGCTGCTAAAAAACCCGCTATTCAGGTTACTCTCAACCAGTTGGAGGACTTCTTCCTTAAGGGTAATGATATTAAGGTGTGTAAGGCACCTAAACGCCCTAAGAAGGGTTATACCACTGGCAAAAAGGTGAAAGGTATCTAATGTTGGAAATAATCGCTCTAACCGTATCGCTGGCTATTCCTGTTTCTCTTGCTCTTGTTGCTTTACTCTCGGAGTCTGATAATGCTTAATTGGAAAGATGATGAACAAATGGTCCAATGCCTTGGTCTTTTCCTGACTTTGGTTGGTCTTATGTTCGGTGTTGGTCTTATCGCTTATTTTGGAGGTTAATATGGAAAGTCCAGTTACACCTGTAAAAGAATTATCTAAACATGAAAGTAATAAGAAGTGGTTGGAACATTATGTT